GAGCTGCAGGCGCTTTAAGTAATATACCTGGTATAGGTATGTATGCGCGTGCCACGCAAATGGCCGCAAATGCAGTATCAGGTATAGCTTCGATGTTTGGTTATTCAAGGCCAGTAGAACTTGCGGATATACAACCGTATAAACCGACGTTGCTGGGAAACATGGCTAATACCAATGTTCCTGACACGTCTCAGAAATTAACCTTGGATGTCAAACAAGAGCTCACCGTTGATCCGCGTGTGATGGGTCTCGGTTCAACTGATGAGATGACAATCAAATCAATTGCACAACGAGAATCCTTCTTAACGCAGTTTGGGTGGTCTGTAGCAGATTCTGCTGAGACACTTTTGTGGAACTCTGAAGTTTCACCTGTGTTATGGAATGAGTTAGGTGGTGGCGAGCTTCATATGCACGAGGTTCATATGCCCGCTTGTTGTTTCGCTGCTCTTCCATTTCGTAGGTGGAGAGGAACTATGAAGTTTCGATTTCAGATAGTCGCATCGGCCTTTCATAAAGGTCGTTTGAAGATTACCTATGATCCTTCATATCCTCTAACTAATGAGTATAACACAAATTACACGTACATCATTGATCTTGCAAAAGAGCGAGATTTCACTGTTGATATTGGTTGGGGTCATGAGAAGAGTTTGATTAATCACCGCAATCCTTTACAGGATCCCATACCGTATCGTACCTCTGCTCTTGGAGCAGATCCAGGTAACTATGGGAATGGTATTATTTCTGTATATGTGGTAAATGATTTAACTGTTCCCAATTCGACCATCAATAACGACATTGAAGTGAACGTGTTTGTGTCTGCGGGAGATGATTTTGAGGTATTTGATCCGGATTCCCGGAATATCGAAGACTTGGTTTGGTTTCAACCTCAGATGGGAGAAGTTTTCTCCCCTCAAATGGCTGAAGTCAATGGTCAACCAATGAATCAACCCGATGCAGATCTTACGAAGCGTGAAGATGAACCGATGAAAGAGGAACCGTCATTAACAATGGCGCCGACGTTGTCTGACCAAGATCACACTACATGTGTGTATTATGGTGATCCAGTAACGTCGTTTCGTCAATGTTTGAAACGGTATAATTATCACTCGGCAGTGTCATCAGCCGGTGCAATTACTTCTTCGACAATGATAAATTTGCGTAATAGCAATTTTCCATATTATCGAGGTTATGCACCTGGGGCTGTACACGAAACAATAGTTCCCGCTGCTGCAACGCCTTACAATTATTGTAAGATGACGTTGCTGAACTATGTCACCCCGGCCTTTACTGGCAGAAGGGGTGGTTTGCGGTGGAAGTACTTCCGGACAGGTGGTAACACAGAAGAGACATCAATAATGATGGTGTCTCGAGATGCATCGTCCGTAGGAGGTTATGATCAGCAAGAAACTTTGATGATCACACAGGATGGTGGAAATCAATTTGATCGTGTACGACAAAATGTGATGCTTATTCCCCACACCTGGGACGGTGCTGTTGTTACCAGTACTCTACAAAATCCAGTAATTGAAGCTGAAATTCCTTTTCATTATAATGTCCGATTTGTACCTGCTAAGCAGGGTGATTGGACATCAACGGCAGGAGCTTTCAGACACTATCACTGGATGTCAACTATCTGGGAGGCGCACACAACTGATGCTGCAGCAATACATTGTTTCGTCTCTGTCGGTGAAGATTTCAATTTAGGTTTCTTCACTGGAGCGCCTGTGGCATGGCGAGTGCCTCAGGAGTCTGAGCCTGCATCTTCATAGATGTGGGACTCGCGGGGACAGACACCCCGTTACAGAAAATGTGGAGTTATAA